CTCAATGACACCCTTGGGTTTCCAGAGTCAGAGTACACAGCTTTTCTTGAGTATGAAGCTATGGCTGACAAGATTGAGTTTATGCAAACTTTTGACCCAGACACTAAGCAAGGTCTAGCCAAGGCTATTGCTCAGACTGTCTGTAATGAGGGCATGAGTCTGTTCAGTGCTTTCGTAATGCTTCTTAACTTCCAACGATTTGGAAAGCTAAAGGGTATGTGTGAAATTGTTGAATGGTCAATACGTGACGAGACAATGCATGTCGATGGTATGACTGCATTGTTTCGCCAATACATTACTGAAAACCCAGAGGTGGTTACTGATGAATTTAAACAGTCTATCTACGATATGTATCGGACTGCGGTTACGCTTGAAGATAAGGTTATTGATTTGGCGTTTGAACTTGGTGCTATGGAAGGTATCACTCAAAGCGAAGTTAAAGAATATATACGGTATATCGCAGATAGACGTTTAGTTAACTTAGGGTTAAAAGCTAACTGGGACATATCTGCAAATCCACTGCCTTGGTTAGATTGGGTATTAAATGGCGACAGCTTTAAGAATTTCTTTGAAGGTCGCGTAACAGATTACTCTGCTGATGGAATGTCAGGAGACTCATGGGGATGGTAAACGACATGCCACGTCAACAACGTAAGCAAAAACCAAAGCGTGAAATTAAAGATAAGTTCATGGAAGAACGGACTCCAAAGACAGCACTTCGGCCTAAGACTATTATGCAAGCACGTTACATAGAGGCTATTAATAGCTTCACGCAAACCATAAGTCTAGGTTGTGCTGGCACGGGCAAGACATACATAGCCAGCACTATGGCAGCGCACTTATACATGCAAGGGACTATTGATAAGATAATCCTGACACGCCCTAACGTACCATCCTCTCGCTCACTGGGTTCCTTTCCTGGAACTTTAGAAGAGAAGATGGCCCCTTGGACTACCCCTGTTGTAGAGGTTCTAAAGAACTGCATGGGTGGTGCATACGAGAATGCTATTAGGCGTGGTGCAATTATTGTTGCTCCGTTTGAGACTATGCGTGGTTCATCATTTAGTGATGCATTCGTTATTATGGACGAAGCGCAGAACACAACACCAGAAGAAATGAAGATGTTCACCACCCGTATAGGTGAGAACTGCCGCATCGTAATCAATGGTGACATTGCACAATCTGACATACGTCAAACCAGTGGACTTGCGACAATCATTGAACTTGCACAACGCTTTAACCTTCCTGTTCCTGTTATTGAATTTGGTATTGACGATGTTGTCCGTAGCAAAGAATGCAAAATGTGGATTGAAGCGTTTGACAAACACAAAATCTAACCAACTGTCGCACTATAAGGACTCTCAATGGATATTGACAAATGGCCTCCTGTATCAACTGAGGTTGTAGAGGCACTTAAAAAGTTATTCCCCCTCAACCCTGAAATACTAACCTTCACTCCTGAAATGACTCAGGAATGGAAAGGTATTTACAGAGTCATAAACTTTTTAGAATTGGTTAATAATGACCAACTAAACCCACACTCGGAGAATTAAATATGTGTTTTGGCGGCTCCTCCCCTGCACCTAATCCACCCCCACCACCTACTCCACCACCAGCAGACCTTGCACCTACGGCTCCCCGTATTGGTGAGAATGGTGATGTAGACAACAAGCGTTCACAGACCAACAAGAAGAAGAAAGGCACTTCTGCCTTGCGTATTGACCAGCAAGTTGGTGGTACTTCAGCTACTGGTATTAACATTCCAAAGAAGTAAATATATATGACAGCTATACGCCAACGCTACGAGCGTTTGGAGTCTGAGCGTCAACCTTTTCTTGACCGCGCTAGGGATGCAGCAGAACTTACAATCCCTAGCCTACTTCCTCCAGATGGTCATTCAGCACATTCAAAGTTATACACCCCATATCAAGGAATTGGTGCGCGTGGTGTTAATAATTTATCTTCTAAAATGTTGCTGGCATTACTACCTCCTAACTCTCCATTCTTCCGCTTAACAGTGGACGATTTTAAGTTGCAAGAGTTAGCACAAGAGGAAGGTGCAAGAGCAGAAGTTGAAGAAGCTCTCTCCAAAATTGAACGAGCAGTAATGTCTGAGATTGAAGCATCTTCTACTCGCATTGCAGCATTTGAAGCTATTAAACATTTGTTAGTTGCTGGTAACGTACTACTCTTCCAACCTGATACAGGTGGAATGAGAGTGTTCCATTTAGACAGATATGTCCTGAAGCGTGACCCAATGGGTAACCCTTTAGAAATAATCACTAAGGAAGATGTATCCCCTAGTGCTTTACCTGAAGAACTTAGATTATTACTAGAAGCTGCTGACACAGAAGACACTGCCGAAGATGAACCTGTATCTCTATTTACACATGTTGTTCGTAGAGACGGTAAATGGAATGTCTCGCAAGAAGTTTCAGGAATACCTGTTCCAGAAGCGACAGGAACTTTTCCCTTGGACAAGTCTCCATACATCCCCCTACGACTAAGCCGCATTGATGGTGAGTCCTACGGACGTGGATACGTGGAAGAATACCAAGGTGACCTCCGTTCTCTTGAGACTTTAACACAAGCTATTGTTGAAGCTGCGGCTGCGTCTGCAAAGGTTTTATTCTTAGTAAGACCTAATGGCACAACCCGTGCGCGTGTCCTTGCTGAAGCCCCTAATGGTGCTATACGTGAAGGTGATGCTAACGATGTAACTACGCTGCAAGTCCAGAAGTCTGGAGATATGCAGATAGCGTTCCAAACAGCACAAGAAATTAAAGAACGATTATCTTATGCGTTCTTAATGAATTCCTCAGTACAGCGAAATGCTGAACGTGTAACAGCCGAAGAGATTCGTTACATGGCCTCAGAACTAGAGGATGCCCTTGGCGGTATCTATTCTATCTTGAGCCAGGAATTTCAACTCCCCTTAGTTAACCGACTCTTATTACAAATGCAAAAGCAGAAGAAAGTTCCGCAATTGCCAAAGGGTGTGGTGTCTCCAACAATCGTCACTGGACTTGAGGCTTTAGGCCGTGGACATGACTTAAATAAATTATCTGCAATGCTCGACCACCTTCAGCCTCTAGGCCCAGAAGCGATTCAAAAGTACATGAACGTAGGTGATTACATCACTCGCGTAGGTACATCACTGGGTATGGACATGGGTGGCTTGATTAAATCTGAAGAACAGATGCAACAAGAAGAACAGCAAGCAATGGCTATGCAAACTGGACAACAGTTAGCACCTCAAGCCTTTGATGCTATGAAAGAGCAAATGACAGCACAACAAGGAAATGAGCAAACATAATGGTAGAATCTGTAACAATTGCCCAAGGCGAAGACAAAGATGACCAAGAGCATATTGATGCTATGGTAGCTAAAGCTGACGGTGATTCCCCCCAGACCCCAGACAACCAAGAGTCCGAAACGGATGAACGGCCTGAGTGGTTACCAGAGAAGTTTAAGACCCCAGAAGATATGGCTAAGTCTTACGCTGCCCTTGAAAAGAAAATGTCAGGTGGTAAAGATACTGAAGCTACGGCTGAAGAAACACCATCTGAAATACCTACTAAAGATGATGCTAAAGAGGTTGCCTCTAATGCAGGGCTAGACTTCGATGCTATGCAATTAGAGTATGGCAGCAATGGCTCTTTATCTGATGAAACCTATGAGGCCATCAATAAGTCAGGCATTCCCCGTGATGTTGTTGATTCATACATTGCTGGGCAAGAAGCATTAGCCACAAGTATACGAACTGAAATGTTCAGTACAGTAGGTGGTGAAGAAAACTATGGCTCTATGATGTCTTGGGCGACTAACAATCTTAGCGGTGCTGAAATTGATTCGTACAATAATGTCATGGGTTCAGCAGACCAAAATCAAATCCAATTAGCTGTTCGCGGCCTTAACGCTCAATACCAAGCAGACACTGGGAGTAACCCTTCGTTACTATCTGGCGACACCCCTGCAAATGCAGGAAGTAAATTTGAGAGCGTAGCACAGGTTACAGCAGCTATGCGCGACCCGAAATATAAGACTGACCCTGCATTCCGCAAGACAGTCGAAGCTAAGTTAGCGCGCTCTAGCGTTATCTAAGCACCCCCTCTACAAGCTATAAGCTAAACCACTGACAAATACATTGCCCTTGCGAGGGACAACACTGTGGAAGTCACGGAAAGGCTGAAGCCTCAAGAGAACAAAAAACTTGAAACTTCAATCCCTCTCTAAGGACTATTAAAATGAGTAACGCAACTGTATCACGTCTAGGCCAAGTCAATGGCGCTGGCGCAACTGATGCATTATTTCTAAAGCTATTCGCTGGCGAAGTAATCACACAGTTTGAAGAAAAGAACGTAATGGCAGCAATGCATTCTGTTCGCACTATCAACAATGGCAAGTCAGCATCATTCCCAGTTATGGGTACTGCGACTGCTTCTTACCACTCTGTTGGTGAAGAAATCTTAGGTGGTTCAATCAAAGCAGCAGAGAAGATTATTGCTGTTGACGATTTGTTAATTGCCCCTGCTTTCATTGCAAACATTGATGAAGCTAAGAACCACTATGACGTGCGTTCAACCTACACCAAAGAGTTAGGTAACGTATTGGCTAACACATACGACAAGAACATCTTGCGCGTAGTT